CAACATACGATGGTGTATCGCAATTAGATGCAGTAGCAACCCAAACAACAAACGGGACTACGGTTAAATTAGCAAATGCAATAATTGAAGCAACAACAAGTCAAAATACAGACGGCCATAAGTCCGCAGCGGGTTTTGCTACTCTAGACAGCAATGCGTCTTTAAATGCAGAAGCAGATATATTCTGTTATGCAGAAGCAAATCTAGTAGCAAACTGCGACATGACAGGAATTGCAGAAGATTTAGATCTAGCACATGCAAATATATCCGCTACGATAACAATGACTGCAACCGCATTCGTAGATTATAATGCTGCGGCGATATTACAAGTAACTGCAACAACAAGTGTGAGTGCCAACACCTACACACTATTACAAGCAGCCTGTAATATGTCAGTCACGGTGGCTATAACACCGTGGGGTACGATGATTTATGAAGATGGCGGGTATGCAATAGATGAGATGTATGATTGGGAACACCAGACCGATTGGAGTAACTGGATTGGGAATGTATGGGGGCCGGTTGGGCCAAAGTGCAGATCAACTTTTACATCAATAATAAATGGTGGACTATTAAGAGATGCACAAACAGAACCACTCCAAGTAACAGCATCAAGTTCAGCAGCAGGACACAGGACGGTTGGATTTACTTTAGACTTGCAACTCCACGCAAATACCATCGTCACTCCTGGATATCTAATTGATGCATTTGGAAATATAGAATTAGTAGCAACTGCTGACATTACCGGCACCCCGGTTAAATTAGCAGGCGCTGTATTAAACACCACATCTGATTGGTATGTGTTACCAGGGTCGTTATATAGCGTCTATTCAGACATAAATGTCCAGTCTGGTATGATAACCGATCAAAGCAACGGTACGATGTTTGGTGTAATTAGAAATATGGAACCAACATCGTATGCAGTGATATGCAATCAATCAACTCACGCAAACGAAACATATGATTTTATAGGTAACGAGATTATTTTACCTGGTTGGTTTAGTAGTATGCAGATACTAACCATCGTATCTACTTTACCGTACAGAACAATAACTGTAGCACACGAAACTAGAGATTTTAAGGTATTATCCGAACACCGAACAATTGATGTTGATCAAGAGACAAGAGATTTAAAAGTATTAAGTTACCCGTATAACGCATAAAGGATTTATATGACACAAATAACTGGATTTAGAAAAGACAACAAAGGGAGTTATATTGAAAAAGATCCCGATAGCGAGTTAGATTATACGATTGACTGGTCTGATTGGTTGGATAGCGGGGACGATATCGTTGCTTCTACCTGGGATCTCGAACTAATAACCGACGATGAAGCTCCGTTGGATGAGTATCAGGGGTCGGCGTATGTGTCGCTTACTAAGAAAGCAGTTGTTTATCTAAGCGGCGGCACTGCTGGATTCAATTATAGAGTAACAAACACCGTTACTACTCGAGCAAATTTAACCGATCAACGGTATTTTAGAGTATTTGTAAAGGACAGAAGTCTATAATGGCATTAAGCCCAGGACAATTAGCAGTAGCATCGTGCAAGACGCGAATGCGGGTATTAGTGTCTGGGCGTAGATTTGGCAAAACCCACCTAGCAATTCGTGAGATGTGCAAAGTAGCAGCACAACCAAATAAAACCGTATGGTATTGCTGCCCTACCTACCGACAATCTAAAATGGTTACCTGGGAACCACTTAAAGCAAAATTGTTCTCACTGAACTGGGTAGTATCAACTAATGAAACAGAACTATCTATTAGATTAAAGTCTGGTAGCACAATTTATTTAAAAGGAGCAGACAAGCCAGACTCTCTGCGTGGAACTTCGATTGATTTTATTGTATTTGACGAAGTAGCAGACGTAGATCCTGAGGCGTGGAACGTAATTCGTCCTTCGTTAGCAGATAGACGCGGCTCTGCGCTATTCATAGGAACACCAAAAGGTCGTAATTGGTGTTTTGATTTATATAATAGAGGCAGAGACCCAACCGAAGAGGAATGGGAGTCTTTCACATATACAACCATCGAAGGCGGCAATGTCACCGAAGACGAAATAGAGCAAGCAAAAAAAGATCTCGACGAAAGAAATTTCAGACAAGAATTCATGGCCACATTCGAACAATACTCTGGTGTGGTCTATTATAATTTCAGTCCAGAGAATAATATCGGATATGCGCCAGTTGAATTAGTGCCACGACAGGAATTATTAGTGATGACTGACTTTAACGTGGATCCAATCGCCGCAGTAATTGGCATCCGTCACGAAGATAAATTATATATTATAGATGAGATAGTAATTTACGGAAGTGATACAGATGAATTAGTGAACGAAATTACCAACCGATATGGTGCTGGTGATTACCGTATAACTGCTTATCCAGATCCAGCTGGTGTCCAGCGCAAAACAAGTGCTGGTGGGCGGACTGATATTACCATATTACAGAATGCTAGGTACAACGTAAAGTATAAAAGATCTCATCCACCAATTAAAGATAGAGTCAATGCAGTAAACGGGTTATTGAAAAATAGTAAAGGTGATGTGAGACTGATTATTTCTCCCAAGTGTAAAAAACTTATTGAATGCCTCACGAAGCAATGCTACAAAGAAGGAACACAGGTGCCGTCGAAGGATGGTGGCTTTGATCACATCAACGACGCACTAGGTTATGGGGTTGACTACGAATGGGGGATCAAGAGAGACCACGATACTAAACAGCCCGAATACTGGGGGGTGGCTACTAGATAGAGCCATAAATACATAGAGGATATATTATGATTTACACAGCAGAACAATTATCAGCACGTCACCCAGAATATTCTAGTAGAGCAAATAGATGGAAGTTCTATCACGACAGTTTCAATGGCGGTGAATATTATAGCAGTGGTCAATATCTAACCAGATATGTCTACGAGTCGAACGACGACTATGCAAAGAGAATTACGCAAACGCCATATGATAATCACTGCCGCAGTGTAATTGACATATACAATAGTTTCTTATTCGGTAACGAAATAAAACGAGAGTTAGAAGATTTAGTAAACGACCCATCAATGATGATGTTCTTGGAAGATGCAGATTTCGAAGGTCGGAACTTCACAGATTTTATGAAAGAGGCACATTCAATTGCTGCTACTTTCGGCTCGTCCTGGATATTAGTAGAGAAACCAGAGTTTCAAGCAGAAACAAGAGCGCAAGAAATCGCAATGGCATTGCGCCCATATGTTAGTTTAATCTCACCATTGAATGTGGTTAACTGGAATTACACCAGAACACCAATGGGGTGGTACGAACTAACCTACTTGCAGGTAATAGAGCAGGTAGTAAATGATGTAGTGACATATAGAATATATACAAAAGAGAGCACCGACACAGTAACCGTTACTACCAACGGTAAGAATGTTACTTTAACAAGTAGCATCCCGCAGGTTTTAGGTTATGTGCCGTCGGTTTGCTTATACGCAACTCGTTCGGCTGTAAAAGGAATTGGTATAAGTGATATTAGTGACATCGCCGACATCAATCGTGCAATGTATGATGAGATGTCAGAGATAGAACAACTAATCCGTTTATCAAACCATCCCAGTCTAGTAAAGACCAGCGAAACTCAAGCAAGCGCAGGTGCAGGTTCAATTATTACTCTCCCAGATAATATCGATCCAGGGCTAGTGCCGTTCTTACTCCAACCAGACTCACAAAGTTTAGAAGGAATTCGTGCGGCAATAGAAGATAAGATTGCAAGCATCGATCGTATTGCTCATATCGGGTCTGTTAGATCAACTCAAACAAGGACTATTTCTGGAACCGCATTAGATAGCGAATTTAGATTGCTAAATTCAAAACTATCTGGGCGTGCTAAAGGACTAGAATTAGCAGAAGAACAGATATTAGAGATCTGGTGTGATTGGCAAGGAGTGCGGTGGAATGGTCTTATTGAATACCCAGACACCTTTAATACTAAAGATAAAAACAGAGAGTTGGCATTACTCCAACAAGCCAAAGAAATTCTCAATCTCCCACGAGTAGTCGAAGAGGAATTAGAGAAAGAAATTAGAATGAAGGTAGTTAACTTCATCTTCGACGATATTGAAGAAATAGAAGAATTATCAATGGCGATTGAAATGTTCAACCTTGATGTTGAAAACAGCACCCTTGACGATGCTGGTGATATCGTCATTGATACCCCAGATACAACCGACAACGAAATTACAGACTCAAATCAAGTATAAATAAAAAACATACCGTTTAACGGGATAGACTCTTAGAGGACAAACTACATGACGCAAAATAACGCACCAATGGCACAAAACGACACGGCAACTGACAGCCAGGCTAATGTTTCAAATAGCACAAATCAGGAAGATGGCAAACGATTTACTCAAGACGAAATTGATAAAATCGTAGCAGATAGAATTGCAAGAGAACGCACCAAATACGAGAAGAAATATGCTGGTGTTGATTTAGACAAGTATGTGCATCTAACAGAAGCAGAAGAACAGCGGAAGATAGACGAACAAAAAGCACGTGGCGAGTTTGAAACAATACTTAAAACAACAGTCGATAAGAAAGATTCTGTTATTAAGCAATTACAATCGGAGTTAAAGACAATTAAGGTTGATGGTCAGTTGCTAAACATCGCAAGCCAAAATAAAGTAGTCAATCCACAACAAGTGGTAGAACTACTTAAAAGTCAGATTCGTCTGGCTGAAACTGGTGATGTAGAAGTAATTGATAGCAAAACCGGACAATTAAAATACAGCGAGTCGGGAGACGCATACAAGATGGAGGATTTAGTAAAAGATTTCATTAAAGAAAACCCACATTTCGTATTAGCAAGTCCTGCTGGTGCTGGCGGACGTTCTGTTACACAGCCAACAAAAAACACACAAATAGACCTGGGAGCATTAGATATGCGGAATCCAGAACACCGCGCTTTATATAAACAGCGCACTAAGACAACAGCCTAACTCAAGGAGATTTTAAATGGCAAACACAACATCACTTAACTCTGCACTATTTCAGGACCTTTTAAAGCAATCAGAATTTGCTTTATATGAAACATCAATCGTTCGTGGCGTAACCACAGTATTCGATTACCCTACTGGGGCAGGCAAGACTGTATCTATCCCAATGTGGGATTCCTTCGCTGCTAACTCAGCAGTCAATGAAGGCGAAGCTCCAACTGTTAGTTCAGTTGAGACAAACAGCAAAGAGATCACATTGAAAGAACACGTATGGTACGGTCAGATTACCGACATGCTTCGTGACTCTGCTGCTGAAAATGTTATTTCAACATTAGCATCACAAGCAGGTATGTCAATTGGTGAGTCGTTAGATTCAGACTTCATTGCCCTATTCAACTCAATGAGCGGTAACGTTAATGTTATTACACAATCTGTTGGTACTGTCGGCGATGATAACACAGTGTTCGATATCATGAAGGCAGCAGCAACTATTCGTGCTAACAAGTACAATGGCCAATTGTTTGCTCTTGTTAATCCACTACAAGCATGGGGTATCAAGAAGGCACTTACTGCTACTTCTAACTATCAAGTTGGTACTATGACAGGTTCGAATGCATTAGCACAATACTACGTTGGTAATGTTGGTGGTGTTACTATTTTAGAGACAGCACTAGTTGGCATTGACGTTAGTGGCGATTCAGTTGGTTGCGTATTTGCTCCAACTGCATTCGGATTTGCTCAACGTGGTCAAATCACTTTGGAAACACAACGGGAAGCCGCAAAAAGAGCAACTGATTTAGTTCTTACCGCAGTTGCGAAGTCCGGTATCCTTCGTCCGACATTAGCAGTTCGTTTAGTTGGTGATGCAGTAGCCGATTAATTAGATAGGAATAGAACATGACAATGAGCACAGACACAGACATCCAGGAATACTTCCCAGACTTATATGAGTTCGGGATTCAGGATTTCTCTACCGACCATGCTAGAACCAGAGAGGACATTATTCGTCAATTACGCATTGACTGGTGGCCTCGTATGCAAAGCAGGACTAATATCTTTAGTGCTAGTACCGAACTAAATGTTGCTCTCTTAACTGAGACGCAATTTACTAGGGCGGCTGTGTTTCATGTTCTATCTTATTATATCCTTCCTAAACTAGCAAAGTTCGATCCCGAAGGTGATAAGTTCGAAAATATGATGAAGTATTACAAAGAGCGATATTCAGAAGAATTCAATCTCATCCTTAAAGATGGGGTTGAATACGATACAGATGACAGCGGTAATATTTCAAATGATGAGAAGATACAAAACGTGTATGATCGATTGGTCAGATAATGTTAAGAGAACAAATTGTTATAGATGTGTTGGAGAAGTTAAAGAATGCTCAAGATCCAGCATTTGGATTAGTCAGCAGAGAGCCATTTGAAACAACACAACTAAGCAGACAGCAATTCCCGGCATTATATATTACTACTGCTGATGAAGTGAGGGAAGACCTCACACAAAACGGCAAGAATGGGCTAAGAACATCTAGTCTGGCTATTCGTATTATTGGGTATGTGTCAGGAACACAAATTGACACATTAAGAAACGACCTGATAGAACGAGTAGAAGAAATATTAGATGATGATCGCACACGAGGAGGTATTGCTCGTAGTACGCAACTAAAAGAAGTATTTGTAGACTACAACATAATTTCCCCGATGGGTAGAGTAGAGTTAGTAATAGAAGTGATTTATAATTATAGAAGGGGTATTGCATGACAAATAAAATAGCAGTCAGCAAAGACGGAATTACAAGATGGATTTATCCAGACCAAGAAGAAGGATATCTATTACGTGGATTTAATAAAGCCGACTCACAAACAACGAAGCCTGATGCTCCTAATAAAGCCTCTAAAGAAAAGTTAGTAGTTGAAGCAGAGGTTATATCTGAAGACAACAGCAACGAAGAAGCAAACAACTAAAATGGAGAAATAAACATGGCAACATATACAGGACAAGATGGAGTTATCACAATTGGTAGCAACACCGCTGCCGAAGTGACAGCATTCTCTATCGATCACACAACCAACACGATAGAAAAAACAAGTATGGGCGATGTATATCGCGAATACTTCGCAGGACTAAATGAATGGGCTGGTTCAGCCGACATTTATATTGCGAGTGAAGATGCAACTTTATGGGCGAACTGCATTCCTGGTTCGTCAGCAACAACAGCATCGAGCGCATACGCATTAACAGCATATCCAAGTGGCAATGCAACTACTAATCCAAAGTTAGTGGGTAATATTATTGTTACTGGATTTAGTGTATCGTCTGAATTAGAGGGTATGGTTTCTGGAAGTATCTCTTTCCAGGGCACAGGTCCTTTAACAATGTCGCAGGTATCTTAATATGAAACTAGGGGCTAAGTTAGATCTTAACCCCAGTTTCGTATCTAAATATAATGCGAAACTAGGTGAGTTTGTAAGTAAGGTCATGGATGACGTAAAACTCATGGCTGCTGAAGCAACACCTAAAAAGACAGGAAGAGCACGAAATGGATGGAAGAAAGTTGGCGACGGACCAGCAACCGAAGTTGTTAACCAAGTCCCATATATTCAACGGCTCAACGAGGGGAGCTCACGACTGGCTCCAAATGGAATAGTTCGGGTCGCACTAGCGGCAGTTAAAAGGAAATATACAAGACTATGAGTATAATCGATAAAGCAACAGCACATTACAGATCTAAATTAGATGGTAGCTTATTAAAGGCTCGTATTGATGAATGGGAAGAAGATGTGTATTACTACCCAACCACATCACTTAAAGACGAATCTTCTATCTTGAAACTTCAGCAAGAAGGTAAAACAGTTGAAGCATTAGTGCAGACACTAATTGTTAAATGCCGCAAGCCAGATGGCAGCAAGATGTTTGCTCCGGCTGACAAAGTGACACTAATGAATGAAGTAGATCCGAAGATCATCATCCGTATTGCAATGATGATTAATACTGCTGACGCTGAAAGCGTAGAGGACATAGAAAAAAACTAAAAGAGGACACTGACTTTTATTTCTTAATGCGTGTTTGCAAGTTATTAGGTAAAAACTTACAAGAGGGGATGAAGATGTCGGTGTTCGAATTGAAGTCATGGGCTGCTTTCTTAAAATTAGAACACGACTATGAAAAAGAAGCAATGGAAAAAGCCAGACACAAAGTAGGTACGAAGAAGCGGTAATTAAGGAGAGAATTTAATGTCAAGAGCCGATGCAACCCTAGTATTTGATGCAGACACAAAACCAGCACAGAAAGCACTCGGGGACTTACAAAATTCTCTTAAAGCACTTGCAGTTGGATTTGTTACGAAAGAACTAATTGCTCTTGCAGATGCAGGTACTGTCCTTCAGAACAAATTAAAAAGCGTAAGTGGATCTACCCAGGAAGCAATCAAGGCATTTGATAATGTAAGCAAGATTGCTATGAAGACAGGCACCGACATATCAGCAGTTGGTGATTTGTATCAGAAGATTGCATTGCAATCTAAGGCACTAGGACTTAGTCAAGAAGAAGTAGCACGAATAACAGAAAACTTTAGTAAGGCATTAGTTACTACTGGTACTGTTGGTGCGGCCGCATCTTCAGCCATCTATCAATTCGCTCAGTCGTTAGGTAGAGGTAAGGTAGCATACGAAGATATAAAACAATTGCAAGAAGCCAGTTCTGCAACAGTCACTCTTATCGCGGGCCGATTCAAGATGTCGGGTCAAGAGTTCTTAGAAGCAGTGCAAAAAGGCAAGGTATCAAGTCAGCAGTTAGCATTAGCAGTCAACTCGTTAGGTAAGGACGTAGATGGCACGTTTAATGGTATGAATAAGACTATTGGACAAAGTATGGAGAACATGAAAACTTCGATGATTGTTCTTATTACTAAGTTTGAAGAGTCAACAGGAACATTTGCAGGCCTTGCAAAGATATTAGAATTTCTCGCAAAACATATGGATGTGGTAGTAATTGCAGCAGGAACATTTATGGCTGTTTTTGCAGCAAAGAAAATCATAGATATCGCAGTTGCATTTAAAACTCTTAATGCAGTAATGAAAGCAAACCCTCTGTTCCTAATTGCATCAATTGGTGCAGCGGCAGTTGCAACAATCATGACTATGTTAGAGAAAGAGGAAGAAATTGCAGTTGCTACTGGTGAAGTGGCCAAACAAGAAGAAAAAGTTCGTGATGTGAAAGATGCTGTTGTAAATTTAGGTGCCCAACAACTAAAAGACTTAACTGATTATCTAAACGCAGCAGAAGGCGAAGCACGAATCGCAGGCTTGTTCGGTGAAGAATTAGATATCAGAAAAGCCATCGTAAACGCATCAAAACAATTAAAGATACCAGAGTCCGAATTATCGCAAGAAGTTAAAAACAGAGTGGTGTCAATTGAACGCATTCGTATGAATAACGAAGCGATGGTTACTACCCAGCAAAAGTTAGTTCAATTGGCTGATCAGATTAGTGTCTATTCGAAGCAAGATGTAAAAGAACAAGAAGTAGCAGCAGGAATGTTAGATTATCGGCATTCAGTTACCGCAAAGATATACGAACAGAATAAAGCGTCGTATGAATTCATGTTGCGCCAAACACTAGCAATCAGAGAATTGGCGCAAGCCGAATCCGAACTACTTGTTATGGCGCAACGACGCAATGCACCAATGAAGTTCGAATTAGATATGCTTGCTAAATTACAAGAAGCAAACAGAAGTGCAGTTGCAGTTAAAGAAGCAGAGATGAATATAACTGATCGAATGGCAGAGGTTACTCTTACTAGCACCAATAGCGAGATTTATATTATGGATGAGTTGAATAAAACTCACCAACGACTGCTTGTTACTAAACAACTCATCGAACAAAGCACAATGAGTGAAGCTAATAAAGCCATCAACCTAGCCAACATAGAAAATAAATTGAAGTATGACTATGAGGTGTTGGATATTAAGTTACACGATGCCCGCATGGCAAGAGAAGATGAATATTGGTCGTTTAAAGAGAAGAGAAGAATTGACGAATTACAAAAACAAGGATGGAGTTTAGATCAGTCCAAGAGCATGGCTGCTGATTCCACCGCGTTCGCTAAGAAGTCTGAATCTGAAAAAGCAACCTGGGCAATGGAACAGGGCTCTAAGATATTTAATGCGCTTGCAGCAACTAATAAGAAAGCGTTCATGGCTGCAAAAGCATATAATATCGCAGAAGCAATTATGAACACCTATACTGGCGTCACTAAAGCACTTGCTACTTACCCGCCTCCATTCAACTTTATTGCAGCAGGCGCAACATTAGCCATGGGTCTTGCACAAGTCGCAACTATCCGCAGCCAGCAATATTCAGGTAGAGCAATTGGCGGTTCGGTTATATCTGACAAGAGTTATGTGGTTGGTGAAAACGGACCAGAGATGTTTACTCCGCAGGGCGCAGGTAGTATCACACCAAATAATAAATTGGGTGGTGATGTTACTAATATCAACTTTACTATTAATGCTGTTGATACAAGAAACTTCCAGCAATTATTGGCTGAACAAAAAGGACTTATAGTTGGTATGGTCAGAAGTGCAGTGAATGACAAAGGACGTCAGTTTGCTGGATAATAAATATAGAAAAGGCATACTATGAGCGGAACATTTCCGATAACAGACTTTGATTCAGTAACAATCGGCAGTAACACACCGAGTTATACTAGCACGAGTATAAGTGGAAAACGCCAGGTAAAACAAATCGCTTCTCAATATTGGACAATAGAAGCCAAGTGTGTTCCTCTGCAGAAATCACAAATCAGAGCAGCGACTGCTTTTTTAAGTAAGCAATTCAATAACTTCTACGACTTCGATGTTTACTTTCCAACAATCAGTTATAGTGCAGGTCAAGGTGTGTTAGTAGCAGCGGCATATCCAGGCACTAGTGATGTTATGACTATAACCGGTAATGTAAACGCAGGCACATCGAGCATTAGTTGTGACACCTCATATACGCAAGCACAACTCGATACTATTGTAAATTCATACACAAAGTTCATGTCAGCAGGGGACTTTATTAGATTCAGTAATCACAGTAAAGTATATCAACTAACAGATGATGCAGGTGCCACATTAAGCCCGGTTGGTGGTATTACATTAAACGTGTTTCCACCTCTTATTACCGCGGTAACAACTGCTGATACTGTAATGTGGAAAGAGGCACCGTTTAGAGTGTATGTGTCAAACTCATCAGTGGATGTCGAATACTCAAAAGAAGGTTCCGCGATCCTTGATCTGAAACTACAGGAAAGTTTATGAGAAATATAGGCACTAATGTAAAGGCTATGATTGAAAGCAATCATATCCGCAGTGTAGATCTGATTGAATTCTATTTAGACACACCTATATTTTTAACCAACAATAACTTCGACTTGCGAGTAGCAACGGCTACTGCTGGACTACAAACATTTTTAGGTCAGGGAGATTTCATCCGTGCTGACTATGCAAACGAAACAGATGAACTGCGAGTAAATGCAATTACTATAGCATTAAGCGGAGTTAGTCCGACATGGACTAATATCGTATTGAACACGAACTTTCTATTTAAGGAAGTGGTTGTATATAAAATGTTTATGAATGACGCATATCAATGCATCGACTCACCAGTGATGCTGTATAAAGGCGTGCTTACTGGCGGTGCTGCTAATGACTCCGGTGATGCAACTACGGTAACATTTCAATCATCTAATCAATTTTTTGACTTCGATAGGGTAAATGGACGCAGAACAAATAGTGGCAGTCAAGCATTATATTTTCCGCAAGACACCGGCTTTCGTTTTTCATCACTTAATTTTAAGGACGTAAAATGGGGCAAGCCATAATAAGAGAATCGACAGCAGACGACATTAAGACATTAGTCGTATTATGCAAAGAGTATTTCAATCAGAGTCCATATAATACTCCTCACTACACATACGACGAAGTTCATACTCACGATTATATTAGACGATGTGTTATAAATCCACACTCGAAGTTCTTTTCTGTCGTTCTCGATAATAAAATAGTTGGGTTGATGTGTATTGTATTAGGACAAATCAACTTTCAGTTAGCCATTCGTGCATATTTAGAATACATATATGTGCTACCGGAATATCGCACTAACGATTTGTTTAAGGAGATGATTGAAGTAGCAGAACAAACAGCAAACGATTACCAGTGTATAGATTTACTAATCGGAGATGTGGGATTTAATGTGGACGCATTTACGAAAAAGATGAAAACAATGGGATTTGACACCAAAGCAGTTATCTGTAGGAAGGCACTATGAATAAGAAAATATTATTGCAAATCGCACTACTAACTGGTTTGGCATCAGTATCAACAAGTGTATTCGCAATTCCAGTAATTGTTATGGCGGTAGTGGGTGCTTTCGTAGGTGCCGCAGCAGTTGTAACTGGGGTAGTTGCAGTATCTTTAGTAACTGCGGTTGTAGTAGGAGCAGTAGTAGGAGCAGCAACCGGGTATGCATTAAGTGGAACTAACGCATATTCAGTTCCGGACTCTATCCCATCAGCCCAGGCAGCAGCATCATATGCCAGCGGACTTACTGTAACGCAACAAGGATCTGACAATTTTGTACCAGTGATATATGGGCGTCGTAGAGTTGGCGGCTCGTTAATCTATTTGGGTAGTAGAGGCGATAGCAACAAGTATCTATACCAGGTGATTATATTAGCGGAAGGACGATGTGCGGGGCCAGAGAGAATATATTTAGACGACGAATTAGTATGGACTGGCACACAGCCAACTCACGGTGAAGTGTTTTCAGCCAATACAGGTGTTACTACTAAAAAGAGTTATACCACGTTTCAATACTTCGAAGGCAATGATTGGCAGACAACCAGCAGTATTATGGCCAATGAGTGCGGATGGAATTCGACTGATCAATTATCAGGATTGGCGTATATTGTAATTAAAACTCAATACCCAAAGATAACAACAGATGCAGAAAGAGATGCTAACCCATGGGGTGGTGTGCCCGTCTTTAATACTATTATGCGAGGACAGTATGTCTTCGACGGCTGGGATAGTATGAATGTCAACTCACCACAGGCATACTCTAACACATCTGGATGGGTAGTTAGTTATAATCCAGTGAGTTGTTTAGCAGACTATATCAGAAACCCTCGCTTCGGCAAAGGACTAAAAGATAACGAGATAGATTGGACGAGTTGGAAAGATGCAGGAGTTAGATGGAACCGAGATAACAACGGGAATGTTATTGACGAGTCACGACGCCATAAGTGCAATGCTGCTGTTTTCACAGATCGTACTGTATTCGATAATGTCACTAATTTCTTATATAATATGAGAGCAGCAATGCCGTTTCAACAAGGACTATATAAACTTCGTGTTGAAGATAATGGCGGTGCAAATGGCATCTGGGATGTGGCAAGTGGTCTTGATTACACCTTCGATGTTGAAAATATTTTAGGGGATGTGGTAATCGAGTCCGACTCCGCAGCCAGAAGATTTAATAAAGTAGTCATCTCATATCCAGGTGGATTAGAAGGCCCTGACCAAGAATACGATATGATCGATCTTGCATATCCATTTAAAGGTAGTGCATTAGAAACAACCACATTAGCCGAAGATAATAATCGTGTTAGTGAAGTGAAGATGTCATTCGAACACATAACTGATAGCACCACTGCGAGTTATATGGCGCAGCTTATTTTTAATCTGAATAGATACAAAGGAAAAACTCTCGCGCTTAAAACAGATTCGAGTGGTCACAACGTAGAAGTAATGGATATCGTTAATGTTGTATATCCAGGGTTAGGTATAAATGGGAAATTCAGAGTAAGACAGATCACAGTGAATAGTGATTATACTTTTGGATTCGTATTAAGTGAGCACGTTGATCAGACATACGCTATTCCAGTGAGAAGATATAATCTTACACGCCCGCCAGAAGTTGGATATGTAGGAGCAACTGCACCGCCGGCTATTTCTTGGGTTGAAGATATTGTTATTGTTAATGGTGTAGAAGTACCAAAGCAAGTCGAAGTAGCCAATGGGCAAAGTGTAGATGTATATTGGCCAAGTGACCCAACAATCGGACCACCAAACCCAGCAGTCAATGAGCAATACTTACCGGCATTTGGGTCGATTGATGCTGTTATGTATGCACCATTTGGCAACTTACAAGGTGTGTCAGTTAGAAATTGGGTACCATCAACTCATGCAGATTTTCCATTAACTATTTTAATGTGGAGATTACCTGACGATGACTTCTGGAGTACAACAATCTTATCTGATTCATCGAGTAACACCGGACAGAATATTATTATATCAGGAATCGAACCAGGCCGACTAATATCTTTTAAGGTTGGATATATGTCAGTTCAGGGTGTGTATGCGAGACTAGATTACTTCGAGATGATGACTCCAGGTAATGATGGGCGGTCGAATGGGTCAATTTACTCTTTTAATGGATTTTAATTATGCCAGCAATAGATAAAAAATATTATGATGCAACAAGACTTGCTACCTGGGGCGGACTAACTACTTCTACCTGGGGGGATTGCACATACGACTGGCAGAGTTGTATTGCTCCTACCTATAGTGAATATACATACACCAGTACCGTGGCTGATATCGGCACTACTCCGGGCTGGGTAATCCCAATTACTACAGTAAAGGCGAGCGGAACTGACGGCGACTACCCAGTGACGATTAGTTATGAATGCAGTTTAGACAACAGCACATGGACTGCGTATTCAGTTGGCGTATTATATGGTAGATATTTTCGTGTAGTCGTAACTACCGCAAAAGATTATCTAATATCTATTGCAACTGAATACAGATCTGCTACTTCTTCAAAGAGTTATTCTGATTTAGATACAAGCACAATAAGCGGCACAATAGATGATAGAGATTTACCGCAATCGTTCAGTAAAATTATTTCAGTGAATTCAAGTGCGAGTGCAAGCACAACAAAACCAATACAATTAGTAGTAAACGATTATACTCCGAGCACTTTCTCTTTTAAACTAATTGATTTAGACTCGTGGGGAAAAGTAAGTACAGATGCAACAATAAATTTACTCATACAAGGACTTCCGAATGTGTCAGCAAACGCAACTACTGGGACTGTTCGGGTATCCACATAAGGACACAATATGACTTGGCCAACAGCAAATATTTCGTTAGCAAATGTTGATGCGGCATCAGATAGCATCAGTAATGCACGAGCAGATATTTACGATGCGTTTAGTAAAGTAAATCTTATGATTAATAACGGGGCTGGTGGAGAGTTAGTGATTGACACAACTCCTCAACTAGGTGGCAATTTAGATGTGTTAGGGCAGCAGATATATAGTTCAACTCAATCGTATGTGGCGTTCAATAGCAACGTAGCAGTATTGAATAGTAACTATTTTTATTTAGACAGATATCGTGAAGCCGTCTTTAGTGCAGGTAATACTTCTACTGGTATTACACCGACTTATGCAAACGGACCAGTACAGAAATATACAGCAAACGGCTCTTTTACATTAGATGTGCCAACTTCGATGATTACGGGTAATAGTCTAGTCCTTATTATCACTCAAGACGCTACTGGTAGTCGTGTTATGACGGCTGATGCCTCGTTAAAATTTGCGGGCGGAAGCAAAACATTATCTACTGCTGGAGCGTCTATAGATGTTATTACTATCTTCTACGACGGCACTAATTATCTCTGTAATTTATCTAAGGCGTATAGTTAATGTTTCATTGGCACCCAGGCACAACTACTCGTACTCCTAGTACGTGGACTACAGGAACACCAACTTTTAATAGTTCTATTAAAAAGTTTGGGACATATAGTCTTAATCTCAATAATACAACTGCTGCTGATGCAGATTTTGTTAATTACACATTAGCAAGTGGTATTAGTGCGCCGTGGACTATTGACTTCTGGTTGTATGTGCCAACGATGCCGGCCGGAGCAGATAACGAATTCATATTTAGGATGGGTGATGTGGCTCTTTATGCACTCAAGGAATTATCAACTACATATAAGGTAGGCTTTCTTTTCTATTTAAACGGCACATCTGGTTATGGGCCGTCGGTTGCAGAAATTACTTTTAACGAATGGCATCATATTGAAGTAAGTAAAGCCTCAGGTAGTACAGGATTGATTTATTCGTTTCTCGATGGAGTATTAGATAGAAATTCAGCAACCAACAATGTGATTTTACCTGATGAATTTAGGTTAGGAAACTATACTCCTGGCGACAACGACTTCTCGTTCTATATAGACGAATTAAGAATAAGTTCATCAATACGACACACAACAACATTTACCCCGGCGGCGTCAGCATATACAACAGATGCCAATACAAAGTTTTTAGGGCACTTCGATAATAACTACACTAACTCCGCTTAACTAATAACACAAAGAAAAGGACAAATCATGGCATGGCCAACTACACCAGTAGCAACAACTAATTTAGATTCAGCATTAGATAATCCAGCAAATGCACGAACTGACTTACTAGAAGCAGTCAATGCAGTTAATAGTATGATGACTGCTAAAAACACCGCAAGTGGGGTTGCTGGATTAGATTCGTCAAGTAAGATTGCAACCGCACAAATTCCAAATACAATCAGCAGTTCTTCTGGTACAGATTTAGATCTCACTCCGCATACCGGACGTGTGTCAATTACAAGTCTTGTTAATCTTAATCCAAGAAGTGTTACTCAATTGGCTGCTACTTCAGGAGTAATTGGTGATGTTGCGTTTTGCGAAGATGGCGATGCAGGCGCTGCTTGTTTAGCAGTCTATAATGGCTCGAATTGGGTAGTAATTAGTTTAGGTGCAAACATCGCAATAGCGTAAATACTGGATGCGAAACATTCCAGTCGATGAAATTCCAGTGTGGGTACCTGAGAGTATTACTATTAAAGGTAATACCTACAACACCAACGAGTTATTGAACAAAACTAAAGACTTTGTTTATTACACAAAGCACGGCAATTACTTCAAAGCAAAAGAAACAGGTCGTGCCTTCAAACGAATGATCCCACAAGAGCCTGCTTGCAAACCTGCTGAGGTATATGCACCGCCTGGTAATGCAGAACGACGATATCAGGTATGGTGGGATTTAATTACACTGTCATCAGACGACTTTCTTAAAGTGCATACCTCTTTAACTCATCAGCAATTGTCAGCACGAAAGTTTCAGGCTATGAGGTCATACAGAACAAATCCCCAGTTCTCTGCTTGGTTGCATAAAACCAATTTAATATAAATAAGTTTTGTTATGAAAGATTCAGTTTGGGACCAGCCGTTAATAATTTTTCAAGAAGAGAGTCAGACGACTTGGCATTGCACGTCGAATTGTCTTCCCAACGACACGAATTGCTAAACGAAAATCACGAACACATTAAAGCAGCACTCGAGCGTTTAGAAAAAACGCTCAACGATCACGTTCTTGAAGAGGAAATGGCGTTTCATTCTTTTTACAAAACCAAAAGTGAATTGCATGAAATGCTGACTAACTTCGAAGATTCAATCAGCAAGAAATTAGATGATACCATAACCCCAGTTCGTGAGGACTTTGCAAAAGTTCGTACTATTTACAGAGTGCTAACAATAATTGGTGGTATCCTGATGGCAATTGCAGTTTTCTTCAAAGACCATATACTG